ATGGCGGAGGCAAGAAAAAAACAGAAAGACAAGGGCGGTCGGCCGCTTGCGGTTACGCCAGACGTTGTCAGAAAACTAGAGAAGGCTTTTACCGTGGGCGCAAACGTCACTCAAGCCTGTGATTTCGCGGGAATTTCCCGTGATACGTACTACAGGTATTGCGAACAAAACGCGGGGTTTACTGACAAAGTAGCAGAATGGAGCGCGCGGACAGGACTGCGGGCAAAATACAACATTCACAAAGCGATTGAAGCGGAAGATGTTGATGTATCTAAATGGTATCTTGAACGGACAGATGACGCGTTTAATCCTAAAAAGCGGGCGGAAATAACCGGAACAGACGGCGGCGCGGTACAAATAGAGTTTGGCTGGGCAAGCGATGAGTAAAGTCGTTATACCGTATACGCCGCGCGCATTGTGGAAAACAGAAATACACCCGGGACTGGAAAAAGCGCGTTTTTCTGTTGTGGTTGCGCATCGTCGTTTCGGCAAAACCGTCGGAATGATTAATCATATGCTAAAGCAGGCGATATTGTGTGATAATCCGTCGCCGCAATATGCGTACATTGCGCCGTTTCGAGTACAGGCGAAACAAATAGCGTGGGCGTACTTAAAATATTACACGTCGCCGATACCGGGGCGGCTGGTGAATGAATCGGAGTTGTTTGTTGAATTGCCGTCACGGCACGATAACAGACAAGGGGCGCGCATATATATCAAAGGCGCGGACAATCCTGATTCATTGCGCGGCAGCTATTGGGACGGCGTTGTACTGGACGAATACGCGCAAATAAAGCCGGAGGTCTGGAACGAGATTATTCGTCCGGCGTTGGCTGATCGTTCCGGTTGGGCGACGTTTATCGGCACGCCAAAAGGGCAAAATGCTTTTTATGAGATGTACCAGCGTGGCTTGCAAGATCCGGCGTGGTACACGTGCCGTTTTACGGTAGCCGATAGCGGTATTTTACCGGAAGAAGAAATTGAAGAAATGAAGCGGGATATGTCCGACGATGCAATCCGGCAAGAATTGTATTGCGATTTCACGGCGTCGGCGTTTAATGTCCTTATTTCGATTGATTTGGTAGCGCAAGCAAGGGCGCGGCGGGTCGTTGAGGAGGATATAACGGGCGCGCCGGTTGTCTTGGGCGTTGACGTCGCGCGGTACGGTGCGGACAGTTCTTGCATCGTGCGGCGTCGCGGTTTATGCATGTATGAGCCGGTCCTGTTTTCCGGCGTGGATAATATGAAACTTGCGGAAATTGTCGCGCGGGAAATTGAAACGCATAAGCCGGACGCAGTATTCATTGATGCCGGACGCGGTGAGGGTGTGATTGACCGTTTGCGGCAATTAGGCTACACGGTGATAGAAGTGCCGTTCGGTGGGAAAGCGGTTAGAGATGACAAGTACGTCAACCGTCGGGCGGAGATGTGGGACGAAATGCGCGCATGGCTACAACGTGGCGGAAGTTTGCCGGAACATGAACGACTGCAAGCGGAGTTGTCCATACCGGAATACGGTTACGATGCGAAAGGGCGCATATTACTGGAAAAGAAAGACAGAATCAAGGAACGTAGCGGCCGATCTCCTGACGTGGCAGACGCGGCCGCTTTAACGTTTGCGGCGCCGGTGGCGAGTCGGTTAGCCGCGGTGCGGAAAACACGCGCCAACACGCAATATTCATTTTTTTAAGGAGGAGAAAACATGTGTAAATTTATTGCTAACGCTTTGGGATTTCGTGCGCCTCGTATGCCGGAAATTAAACAGCCGGCGCCGACAGCGCAAGCCGTCAACGTGACGGACGACACGACGGGGGAAGAAATGGCAGTCGAAAACCGGCGCAAAAAACGCGGCTTCTTATCGACGCGTTCCATGGGGACGATTCTCGGAAGTTCTGACGTAGCCGGGAAAAAGACATTAGGGTAAATCATGGAAACGATACTGGCAAGAAGTCCGACTGCGAAATACAAGGGGCAAAAACGGCCGGCAAGAGAAAAAGCGCAAAAACGGTTTGACCGGTTATTCCGTAAACGTGAACCGTATGAGCGCTGGTGGAAAGAGATCCGCAAATATGAATTGCCGTTTCACGGTGATTTTGAAGAAAACAAGGCACGGGGCGAATCGGAAGAAATTTACAATTCAACAGCGCGTGACGCCGCCGCAATTTTCGCCGGCGGTGTGATGAGCGGACTAACGCCGCCTTCGCGTCAATGGTTTAAGTTGGCACTTGCGGGCAAAGACACGCCGAAAGAAGCGGGGATAATCCTTGACGAGCGACAGGCGATTATGCAAAACGTCTTGGCGCGCAGTAATTTCTATCACGCCGTTTATAGTTGCTATCACGATTTACCGTTTGGGCAAGCGCCGCTGGGTATCTTTAGCGCCGCCGACGGTGTTCATTTCATGCATTATCCGATAGGAAGCTATGCGCTTGATACGGACGCGACGGGACGCGTCAATACGTTCGCGCGTAAGGTGCGAATGACGGCGACGCAGATCATTGAACAGTTTGGCGAAGATAACGCGCCGCAGTCGGTGCGTGATGCCGCAAAGAATAAAAGCGATAACATGTTTGTCGTTTGTTGGCTTGTCGAGCCTAACGCGGAACGGCGGGGTGGTCGTCTTGGGCCGCAGTCGATGCCCTATCGGTCTTTATATTGGGTTGAGGGGTCGCCGACTGATGAATATTTGGCGCTTGGCGGTATGGAAGAATGGCCCGTGCCGGTCGCGCGGTATCAGGTCATCGGGCTAGAACCGTACGCAAAGGGCGCCGGCTGGTACGCGTTGGCCGATAGCAAGATGTTGCAAGTCATGGAACGTGACATTTTGACGGCGATTGAAATGGGAATTAAGCCGCCGATGCAAACGAGCGGGGCGACGTCGCCGAGTGTGAACATGTTCCCGGGCGGGGTCACGGTGAACGCCGTGGCGGACGGTGTGCGGCCGTTGTTTGACGTGCAATTAAACGTGCAAGCGGTGCAAGCGAAAATTGAACAGACAGAGCAAAAGGTGCGGCGCGCGTATGCGGCGGATCTTTTTTTAATGCTGGATCAGATTGAACGCGGGCAAATGACGGCGCGAGAAATTATGGAGCGCACGCAAGAGAAGTTACAACAGTTGGGGCCGGTCGTTGAGCGGCTGCAATATGAATTTTTGAATCCGACGCTTGAACGCGTATACGGGATATTGGATCGGGGCGGAGTGTTCCCGCCGTTGCCGCCGGAGTTGGCGGAACAGTTGGGCGAAGAAGAAGTGCGCATCGAATATATTTCACCGTTAGCGCAAGCGCAAAAGATGTCCGGATTGATCAACATTGAACAGACATTGGCGTTTGCCGGACAGGTCGCGCAAATGTTCCCGGAAGTACTGACAAAGATTGACGCGATGGCGATGCTTGACGTCTACCATGACAATATCGGCGCGCCGGCGGCAATGCTCCGATCAACGGAAGAAGCGCAACAGATTATCGCGCAACAACAGGAGGCGCAACAACAGGAAGAAGCGCAAGCGGCGCAAATGGCAAGTATTCAACAGGCGGCGCCGTTGGCACAAGCGGCGAAGAACTTGACCGACGCAGCAAACGACGGTAATCCGGCAATTCGTGAATGGCTGGGAATGCCTAATGCCGGAGGTGGCGCTCCGTGATGACAAAAGAAGAACGACGCGCACGCCGTGAAACGGAAATGGTGAATCGGCTGGATCGTGACGCGTTGCAAGACGTATTACAAACGCGGTCCGGCCGCTGGTTTATTATGCGATTATTTGACAGTTGTCACGTATTCGAGCGGACAATGACGGGTAATTCGTGGACATACTTTAACGAGGGCGCGCGTGACATGGGGTTGCAATTGCGCGGGCGAATTATCCGTGACGGTCATGTTGACGCGTTGCAACTTGCAGAACGGGAATACGTGGAAAAAATTGCAGAATTGCAGAAATTGAGAAAGGAGGACTAACATGCCGGAAGAAATGGCGAACGATAACACGAACGCGCCAAACGCGGAAGATATTGAAAGCACGCAGGAAACGGAACAACAACCCGACGTGGCGGAATCGTCAGTTCCGGAAAGTTATGACTTTGCGGAGTTTTGTGTAGACGGGGTAGAGTTGGACGAAGAGCGCGCGCAACAATATTCTGACGTATTGAAAGAGGCGGGAATGTCGCAAGAACAAGCGAATGCCGTCACAAAATACGGTCTTGCTTATGCTCAGGAAGTGGCGCAAGAAGTCGCAACGCAATACGAGCAGACACAGGCGCAAGAAATTGAGGGCTGGGCAGACGAGGCGCGCACGGAGTTAGGCGGGCAATTCGATGCGACGGTGGCACAAGCCGCTATCGGTGTTACGTACATGGAAAAGAGCGTTCCGCAATTGCGGGAAATGCTTGACGCGACGGGCTTTGGTAACCGTGTAGAGGCGATCCGCTTATTTGCACAGATTGGGCAAATGGTGGCGGAGGACGACGGCCGCGCGAATCGTGGCGGCACGGCAAACACAAGCGACGTCGCAGGATTTTATAAGAACACTAATTTTGATATTTACTAATTGGGGGTTGAAAACATGGCAACAGTAGGAAATTTAGCGTTAACGCTTTCGGACTTGCGCAAACGCACGGGCCCGCAAGGGGAAATGGATTGGGTGCTGGAAGCGCTGAACGAATCGAATCCGATTCTTGACGATATTCCGTGGCTTGAGGGTAACTTGCCGACGGGTAACCAAACGACGGTGCGCACGTCGATCCCGATGCCGTCGCTGCGTCGCATCAATCGTGGCGTCGATCCGTCGAAGTCCACAACAAAACAGGTCGCCGATACATGCTCCATTTTTGAGGCGCGCTCGGAAGTGGACATTGAATTGTTGGCGCTTGCTCCGGACAAGGCGCAGTTCCGTCGTTCGGAAGATGTTGCGCATATTGAAGGCTTTGGGCAAGCGGTGGCGCGTAATATTCTTTACGGTGATTCAATGACTAACCCGGACGAGTTCAACGGCTTAGGCGTTCGTTATAACGTACTGAAAGGCGAAAAAGGCGATCCGGGCTATCAGGTTGTATCAGCCGGCGGCACGGGCAAAACAAATACGTCGATTTGGATTGTCGGCTGGGGCGAACGTACCGTGACGGGTATTTATCCGCGCAATACGTATGCCGGCTTAAAAGTCCGCGACTTGGGCGAAAATGATGCGGTAGATCCGGACGGCCGCAAGTTCCGCGCGGTGTCCACTCTCTTTACTTGGAAGCCGGGCCTTGCGGTACGCGATCAACGCGCCGTTGCGGCGGTTCGCAACATTAACACAAGCAATTTGTTAAGCCTTGACAGTGACGGCAAACGCTCCTTGATTGAAAAATTTATTCTTGCGAAAAATCGTTTGCGCAACTTGGACACGGTGAACGCGGTGGCCTATGTCAACGATGATGTATATTCGTTCTTAGAAATTTATTTGATTGATAAGAATAACGTACATGTAACGCGCCGCGATCTTGCCGACGGTCAGCAGGTCCTGTATTTAGCGGGTATTCCTGTTCGCAAGCTGGACGCGTTGCGTAGTGATGAAGCGGTCATTAAATAAGGAGGGGTCTTAATGATTTACGATGCAGAAAATACATTTCTTTGGCAAAAAGACGTTGCGTCAGTAGGAACGGGCGGCATTGATTCTGATGTTGTCTATTTGGGTAAAGGCGACGCCGTCCAGCCGTTGTGGTTGGCCGTGACGGTATCGGCGCCGCTTTCTGATGATGCTACCGTCACGGTGGAAACGTCGGAAAAAGAAACAATGGCGGGAAAAAAGACGCTTGGCACGTTTACGCTTGCAAAAGGTGAACGCAAGCTGGCGGCGAAATTGCCGGTCGGTGTACTTGGCTATGTTCGTGTTCATGTAGCGGCGGCGGCAAGCACTTTGGGCGCGGCGAAAATGAACGCCGTTTTGGTCTTGGACACTGACCTGTAAAATGGAAGCATTAATTTTTGGACGGTTGGGGCGGCGGAGTATTGACACGATGTCGGCTAATGAGTGCCGCGCGCGTTTAGACGCCGCGGGTATTCCGTATGCGGACGATGCGACATTGGCAGAACTCCGTCAAGCCGTCAAGGAACTTGAGGGGGCGTAAGCTCCCTCTTGTTTTTTTATATGTTTAGTCAAAAGGCCGCTTATTCTAGCGTCTTTTTTAGTAAGCATATAAGGAGGAAGAAGCAATGACGATAACCGATATTTGCAATTTAGCGCTATCTCATTTAGGCGTCGGGACAATTCGCGACGTACACGAAGAAACGGAAACGGCGCGGGCGTGTAAATTGTATTACGACGCGACGCGGCGCATGCTATTGCGCGAATATCCGTGGGGCTTTGCCCGCCGTGTGGAACGTTTGGCGAAGATGCCGGACAAACAATTTCCGGGACATAAAAACGTGTATATGTATCCGGAATTGTGTTTGTATATCTACCGACTGACAGACGGAACGCCGACGCCGGACGAGCGGCCGCAGTTTGAGGTGTTTAATTTGGACAATAGCACAAAGGTCATTGCGACGGATATAGACGACGCGTGGGCGGACTATGTTTATGACGTAACCGATCCGGACGTGTGGGACGCGGTATTTTTGGAGGCAATGACGCGTAAACTTGCGGCGGACTTATGCATGCGGCTTGTCGGCAATCAAGGCCTGTTCGAGCAGCAATTCAATTTATATCGGGCGGCGCTGGACATGGCAATGACGCAAGTGGCAAAGGAACGGCAAAACGATCCGCAGCCGCTCAATCGTTATATCAATGCGAGGTGGCGTTAATGGGACAAGGTGTCGGCCCGATGTACGCGATTCAGCCGGCGTTCACGACGGGCGAAATTTCGTATGATGTGGCGAACCGTGTAGACTTGGAAAAATACAAGTCGGCACTATTACGCGCCAAAAACGCGATTATTCGGCCCTATGGTGCGGTGTGTCGACGGGCCGGTAGTGAGTTTATGGGCGAGGCGTTGTATTCAGACAAAGACGCTATTTTGGTGCGTTTCGCGCGCGATGCCGACAATGGGGATCTGCTGGAGTTTGGCGATAAATATATTCGCGTTTGGCACAATGGGAAAGATAGCGGCAAAATCATTGATGCGCCGTTCACGCAAGCGATGCTTAAAAAATTGCGCTTTGCACAGTCGGCGGATACTTTGTTTATTTGTTCGGGTGATTTGCCCGTGTATGCGCTAATTAGGGACGGCGGCTATTCATGGACGGGCGGTTGGAAATTAATGCCGTATGAATTTACGCACATGTACTTTGAAAACGAAGATGACTACAGCTCGGCGACCGTGACGCCTAGTTCAACATTTGGCAGTAGTGTTGACGTAACTGCGTATTCCCGATTTGTTCATTCACAACTTAAAGGCGCGCACATACAGATCGCTCATCATATGCCGGCGGAATCGGTAAAGGTGCAGTTTGAAAAGAAAGATACACAGCAGGTTCTTACTTCCGTTCCGGTTTATGTGGGCAAACAATGGAAAGTTACGACGGCGGGGATTTGGACCGGCGATGTGATTTTGGAATACAGATATTCATCTAATAACGTGTGGCGGGAATTTCGCCGCTATTCTTCTGATAAAAACTTTAACGCGACGGAATCTGGAACGGTTGAGGAGGAAATGTATTTGCGCATATCCGTCCAGGCGAGTGGCGAAAGCTTGACGGTTACGCTTACGCGCCTTCCCTATGTGCATGATGGCGAAGCCGTTATTAATTCATGCTCCGCATCTACTTTGAACGTATCTGTCATCAAGCCCTTTGGCGCTACTACTACTACAAAATTATTCAGCATCAGTCCGTGGGACAAGGCGCGCGGTTATCCGCGCACTTGTTGTTTTTATCAGGACAGGCTGGTATTGGCGGGAACAAAGGCCTATCCACACAAAATGTGGTTAAGCCGGACGGGCGATTACGCCAATTTGAGCGTAGAAAAAGCGGGCGGACAAGTAACTGACGATTCCGCCGTGGCGTTGTCTTTAATTTCGCGCGAAATGTATAACATTTTGCATCTTGTGCCGGCGCAGGATTTAATCGTATTAACGGACGGGAACGAATGGATCGTGCCGGGGGATAAGCCGGTTACGCCGAAAACGGCGCAAGTCAAGACGCAGACCATGCGCGGGTCGGCAGAGTGCGAGCCGGTATATATCGGCAACAGGCTTGTATACGTACAGGCACGCGGCGCGACGGTGCGTGATATGGGTTATTCCTATGAATCGGATAACTATAACGGGATCGATTTGACGCTATTGGCGAAACACTTGGTGCAAGGTCACTCCATTGTGACGGCGGCTTATGCGCAAGAGCCGGACTCCGTTTTATACATGGTGCGCGATGACGGTATTTTATTATGCTTGACGCTAATACGCGAACAAGACGTTTACGGTTGGTCGCATTGGACGACAGACGGGAAATTCTTGTGGGTCGAGACGGTGCAGGAAAACGGCGAAGAATCGGTTTACGTCATTGTCGAGCGCAACGGTAAACGTTGTATTGAGCGCTTTCGTTCAGGCTGCAATGTCTACATGGACAGTTACGTACAGGCGAAAAACGGCACAATTCAAGTGCCGCATCTGCAAGGCAAGACCATTGCGGCGGTAGTCAACAATAAGCGGCTACCGGACGGAAACGAAACAAGGATTCAAACAGAATCAGAAACAGACACGGGCGCCGCGGGCCTTTCCTATGAAACGAAGATCGAGCAGCCGGGCGTCGAATTGCAATTGAATAACGGGACTGTACAGGCGCGAACGGTGCGCGTGAATGAGGTGACATTGCGCGTAACCAACTCAAAAGGCGGTAAAATCGGCCACAATTTTAAGCACATGGACGCATTACCGTATCCGTCGGCGGAAAACTTTACGGGGGATATTTTGGCGGTTATGCCGAATATTGACGTCGGCTTTAACACGCGCGGGCGTGTCTGCGTTTCGTCCGATGAACCGTTTCCGTTGAACGTGTTGGCGATTATTCGTTCGATCTCTGTGGGTGGCGGTCATGTCCAAGGTTACAACGGTTGACGCGCGAAGTGTTGACGTGTCTGTGTTGCATCGTTTGGGTGCGAATATGCGGCCGCATGATGTGGAAGAATGTGAGGCGTTTGGCTTGTCGCCGGTGGAGGCCGTGTTACAGTCGGCCTATAACGCGCAAAGTGAATCTTTTGTCGTACTGGACGAACAGGGCGAGGCGCTTTGGGTATACGGGCGCGGTCCGGTGATCGGCGCGGAGGGCGTCGGCATTTGGTGCTTGGGGCGCATCGGATCAGAAAAACACGCAAAATTCTTTTTAAGAGAAAGCAAGCGCGTAATTAATAAATGGCTTAATGAAGGCGCGGTGCTTTGGAATTACGTTAGTGTCAACAATGCGCCGTCGTTGCGGTGGCTTGCGTGGCTTGGCGCGACGTTTGGCGACACGGTCGAAATTGGTGGCGTGCAGTTTGTAAAATTCGAGATAAGGGGGAAATAAAATGTGTCATCCGGTGGCGTTGTTGGCTGCGCAAGTGGGTATGCAACTTATGGGGCAGCGGGCGCAAACAAAGGCCAATATTAATATGTATCGGGCGCAAGAACAGGCGGCGCTAACGAATCAAAAAATGAGTGAACGCCGACAAGAACAGATTGCGGAAGAATACGGACGGGAAGAAGGCCGCATGCGGGATCGTATGCGCCTAATTGCCGGGCAAAACGCGGCGGAGGGAGGCGCGGCCGGCTTGCAAATGGGCGGGTCGCTAATGGACGTCTTGGGCGCGTCGTATGGTGGATATTTAGACGACAAGGCGGCCAACTTGCGGAATCAGCGAAATGACGTATATAACGAATTTGTCCAAGGCTGGAATTACGGGCAGGAAGCCAAACAAGCAAGGGCGGGCGCGTATAATGCAAAACTTGCAGGACGCCGGGCAATGCTTGGCACGATCTTGGGCGGTGCGCAACAATATTACGACTTGCGGTCAAACGTCGGGGCGGCCAATTATAGCAATGCGGCGCCTGATCCGACTGTGCGGCTTGGCGACATTATGACAAATAATAATTACACGATATACAAACAAGGCGGTAAATTCAGATTAAAAGATAACCACACGCCGTGGCTTGCGGGTAAATGGAGGTAAGTTATGAAGCTGGAATCTTATACGCCTTCTGTGCGCGGAAACGTGCAACAAGCAAGAACAGGCGTTGCCGGTAACCTTGAAACGCGCGGAGGCAATGACACAACGTGGGGACAATTAGGCAAAGTCGCGGGAATTGCCCTTGAGGCGCAGATCAAACGACAGGAAGATGATGATGCCTTGCGCGTCGCCAATGCGCAAAGTGAGTACATACGCCGAACGAACGAGGTGTTATACGGTGACGGCGGAATGGCGTACCGGCAAGGGGAAAACGCGACGCGCACGCGGGAAGATTATTTGACGGCGGAAAAAGATATTCGCGCGCAAGTATTGAGCGAATCGGGCATAAAAACGCGGCGCGGGCAGGAGTTGTTCCAACGGCAGGTGGAAAAATCACTTACAGCAAACGAAGCGGACATTTTGGGGTGGGAAGAAAAGGGCCGCAAACAATGGATCGCGGACACGGCAACGAACAAAATGGAAGCGACGCTTGCGGCCGCTATTAATACGGGCAATATAAAAGCGGCCTATGACGGCGTCGATCAAGGCTTGGCGTTACAGTCGAGTTATTTAGATGAGGCCGGCTATCAAGCGGAACAGCGCAAACGTTATACAGACGTAACGAACAGAATGGTCGGAACATTAATTAATGCGGGCAATTATACGAAGGCACTGACGGCGATTGAACACGCGCGCGAAACGGGCTTGGTGTCCGGTGACGTATTAGAGAAGCTGGAAAGCGCCGCAAAAGAAAAGAAAGGCGTATTGCAAGCAAAAGAAAACGCCGCCGATTATGCAACATATTTTTCAGGACAGGGCAAAAGAATTTGGGAGGTCACGCGGGAAGCGTTTTCCGCGGTGTTCCGTGAAAAGAACAAAGGACGCGGAGGCAGTCGCGCAGAAATTGTTGAACGCTTTTTGGCGGCGACTTGTGGGCAGGAAAGCCACGGCGACTATAACGTGGAAAACAACTCAAACGCCGCGTCCGGCAGAGTTGCCCGCGGCAAATATCAGATTATCGACGGTACATGGCAGACGTACGCGCCAAAAGCAGGGCTTGATGCAAACGCGCCGAGAACGCCGGAAAATCAAGAAAAAGTCGCGCGGGCAATGGCGGAAGAGTATTACGACTTAACCGGCGGCGACACGGGGCAAATGGCCGCATGCTGGTATGTCGGCTCACCGGTTACAGGCTGGTCGCAAGAGGCGCTTAATCGGCCGCAAATATCCGACGACGGAACAGTGTATCCGTCAATTCAAGAATACATGGATCAGGTACAGGCGCGTATGGGCGGCGGGCAATTAACGGAAGGCCAACTGTTTGAACAGGAAGAACGAGAATGGCGGGCGTTTCAAGCGCAAGCGGCGGAACAAGAACGCGCGTATCGGCAAGACTTGCAGCGTCAAAAAGACAGTATTGAAGATGCACTTGAAACAATGACGCCGGAAGAACAATTGCAATTCTTGCAGGAACAAACGGCGGGCAATGAGGACTTAAAGCGCGCCTATCGGCCCGCTATTCGGGCGCTTAAAGCGGAGGGCGCAAAGATACACGATTCGCAAATGGACGGTATAAAACAGTTGATTGCGACGCGTCAAATTCAAGATCAAGAAGATCTGACCGGCTTTTTTGAACGCCACGGCTTAAAACCGACGTTTGCGCAATATAAGCAATTAAGCAATGAATTAACGGCGGCCAATGAGGGCACGGGCAAATATCGGTACACAAACGACGGCGCAATTAAGTCGGCAGTAAAAAAACTAGTAGGCAATAAACGCGGCGACTTTGACACAATGTGGGCGGGCGCATCGGTTGCCCTTAATAATGAGGCGGTAAAGTACCAGCAAGAACATCAAGGACAAATGCCGCCGCCGGCTTGGCTGGAACAAACGGCCGCGCGGTTAATGACGGACAATATATCCTTTGCGCATCACCCGCAAACGCAGATCACGCGTGCGGAGTTGGGTACATACGGGTATTCTAACGCGCAAGAAGTAAGCAACGAACGGGGCGAAATATTTATTCGCATGTTTGCGCCGGACGGTGAATTTATAGACGTTGGCGCGGATCAGGTGCCGCAATGGCTTGAGGGCGTTCGTTCCGGAGCGTACGGGGGCCTTGGACAATAGGGGGTATACATGGATAACAGAGAAGAACGGCAAAAACAGGCAGACGCGGCGTTTCGTTCGTCCGGCTTTGGTATGCCTAAAATTGCGCCGTCTCCGATACAACAAGAGGCGGACGCGGCGGCCAGCTTGGTCAACGCAAAGCCGATCGAGCAGCCGCCAACTTTGTGGGAACAAGTGCGAAATAGTGAAATCGGGCGTTCTTATTTTTGGGGCAAAGAGGACTATTCGCGCCGCGCAAAAGAGATCGCGGACCGTCTGCAAGTGTCTCCCGACGTCGTTTCTGTTTCCGGTGAAGAAAGTTTGAAGCGTTGGGAAAACACTTTTCAAACGCTGGAAATGGGCAAGCGTGACGACGAATTCGCGCAAACGTGGAGCGACTGGAACGACATTTCACAGACGGAACGGGCAATTCGTGTACACAATTATTCCGACGTTAAGCAAACAATGGGCGTTGTGGATAATGTTACGTCGGGTATTCGCCAAATGGACGCGCAAATTAAATTATCCGCTATGGGCAATGAACGCATGGAGTTAGAGGCGCAAGGCAAAAATACTGACGAATTAGACGCAAAAATTCAGAATCTGCAGAAGTATATCATGTCGCAGTCGGGCGACGGCGGTATCATTCATGACACGTCAAGCCAGCTATACATGATGGCCAATCAATCCGTTAATTCCGGCAAGGAAATCATGATCGGGTCTTTAATGGGCGCGGCGGCCGGTGCGGCGGCGGGCGGTGTTGGTGCAATTCCCGGCTTTATTACCGGCGCCGGCTTGGGGTATCGTGCGGGCCTGTTTAACCGTATGAACGAAATGGAGCGCGGCTTGTCATATCTTGAATATCGTACCGGCGGGGAATACGGGAAGATGTCCGCAGAAACGGCGGCAAAGGCGGCCACGGCTGTTGGTATAACTAACGCGGCAATTGAATTTGCGTCGTTTGGTATGGGTCTCAGGGCCTTAAGCATGGGCGCGCGCAAGATTGCAGGACGGACGGCGGCGACGGGCGCGCAGTCGATTATCCGCAACGCGGCGCGTTCCATTGCGTCCGCGCAAAGTGTGGGCGAGGTGGCGAAGATTTTCGCAAAATCGGCGGGAATCGGCGTTGCATCAGAAACGGCGGAAGAAGTCGCACAGCAAGCGGTGTCGGATATTGCGTGGAACGTGGCGGCCGATCCTAGTGAAGGCACGCGCAAGATGCCGGTTGCGGAAATCATCAGTAATGCGGTTGATGCGGGTATCACGGCGGCGCCGGCTATCTTGGGTATGTCGGCAGTATTGGGCACGGGCGCTAACGTTCGCTTTGTATCGAAAGCGGCGCGCATGTTGCGGCCGGACTATGAAATTCAAAAGGAAATGGCCGTTCATACCGTCGGCGCGCAAATGTTGCGCGACCTTGAAGCGGACAAACAAGCGAGCGCGCTATTCAAAAAAGATCCGGAATTATATACAAAGTCGGTACAAGAGGCGGCAGACAAACAAGGTCTTGGCGCTTTTTTTGTTGATGCGAACGCGCTTATGGAAACAGAGGACGGGCGCAATATCTTAAATAACATGGTAAGCAGTAATATCGTATCGGAACAAGCCTTGCAGACGGCAATCGAAACGGAAGGCCGCTTGGAAGTGCCGGTTGGCGTATATTTGCAAGAAGATTTTACGGAACAGGAACGGGCGGCGGTAGACAAGGCAAGCGCATGGACGCAAGACGGAACGACACAAGCGGAAATGGCGGCGCATTGGGAAAACATGGCCGCAAGCAAGTACGCGCAAGAGTTGCAAGACGATATTGACAGAATGATCCATGCGACCGATCGCGTATTGTCTGATAAGTTTTCGGCGGCGGACGAGGCGGACAAAGAAACAATCCGGCAAGTGTTGATGACAAATCCGCTGGACTTGAACGCGGCGCGCAAGAAGGTGCGCAAAGAAATTGAAGACAATATCGAGCAGACGTTTTCCGATACTATTTCCGTGATGCGCACCGACTTGGCGGACGGTGAAATTCAGTTAGTCCCCGGTCGTGATACTGTTTACGATCAGGACAGAATGTTACGCGCGTCAAGCAATCCGCAATGGTACAAAGATTTTTACGCAACGCACAAACGCAAGCCGCGCAAAGACGAGTTTTACGACATTATGCTCGATGAAGAAGAAAAGCAGGTGCAACGGTATTATTCAAACGGCGTAATCAAGAGCGAACAGGACTACGAAGACGCATTACAACAGATTGAAAACGGGCGCAAAATGGTTGAAGCGTTGCGAACGATAGACGCGTACAAAGATACGTTTGATGAACTGCAAAAAGAAAAGGCCGTGTCCTTGCGCATGTATTTGTCGCCGGACGAAATGAAAGTGTACGACGATGTCAAAACGTACATGGATAGCGTCGGCGGAGACGCACAGGAAAGCGCGCATCAAGCGGCGTACTTGTGGGCAAAACGCGCTAAAGTGTTTACGCAAATGATGCACGACATGGGACATACGGACTTTGTCGCGACGGACTATCTTGACATGCACCCGCTTTTCGCTATGAACGAATATACACCGGACGCGGCGGACAAAATGGCGGCGCAATTAATGCAACGCAACGGCGGTATTGCTCCGCGGGAATACTTTCAAAACCGATACGGTGACGGCGGTTATGACGGTCAATCAATGAGCAATCGAGCACGCGCGGCGTATGACTTGGGCGAAAAGCCGATGAGCAAATGGACGAAAGATGAAATCATCGAGGCCGTTTTGGATTATCTTGATGAGACGAAAGCGGAAACGGCAATCAGCGTTGACGAGATAAAAGCATTGCCCGCGTGGTTATTGAGGCAAGAGTTTTTAACCTATCGGAGCTGGCACCATACCGGGGCACTATATAACACGACAGACTTTTACGGTCTTGACTTCAAGGCGCTTGACCTTCCCTTGGCGCACTACCAGGAGAAAATCGAAGAACACAAAAAAGAACTGGCGGCGACAAAAGGCGACAGAGAAAAGGAACGCCAACAAAGAGAAGCGCGCCGAGAACGTCGGGAATTTGAAACACGCATCAAAGAATTACGCAAATACACCAAGTACAAAACGGATAAGGGCCTAATTGCGGCAGTAGACGACGGCCGTGTAACGCTGGAAGAACTGGAACAAAAAGGACAGGAAGAAAAGGCGAAAGGCTATCTTCGTTATACCGAATACAAGACAGAGACGGCACTAATAAAGGCGCTCCGCAATGGCGACATTACCATGGACAAGTTGGAAACATTGCGGGACGAAAAAGATCCAAAACGAATTGCCGCGCGTAAATTGGCAAAAGCGCAAGGCAAAAAAGAATGGCTTGAAGTCGTGGAGAATGATCCTGCTTTGTTCCGTTTATTGCCCGAACAGGCGCGCAATGATAAAGACGTAGCGTTGTTAGCCGTTCACCGTTACGGAATTGGCGCGCTTGAATATGTCGGCGAAACGTTAAAGAGTGATCCGGACTTTATTGTTGGCGCGGTTCGCCGAAATTCCGGCGTATTGTCGCAATTTGCGCCGGCGTTACTGAAAAATAATCGTTCCCTTTTGCGCCGTGTTGTTGTAGAGGCGCCGCGGGCGGCCGGACAACTGCAAAACATTTTGAGCGAAAAAGGGCGTCTTGAATTTATTACCGACGTAGCAAAAGATGCGCCGGCGGCGGTGGCGTCCTTTTTGTCGAAAGAACGGAGACTCTCTCCGCAAGAGGTTGAACGCATTTTTCAAGCATCGCCGAAAGCGGCGGAGCTTGTCGCAAAAGACGATATTAACCACTACAAAAAAGACGCAAGAGACAACATGGAACGGTATCAAGCGGTTGCGCGGGAATTTATGAAGGCGGAATCGCGCATTGAATATTTTCAAGCAGATGCGCAAGAACGGCCGTTAATCTCGTTACACAATACGACGGCGGCGAAGATCCGGCACATTGCCGAATTGGGCGGAATTGCCGTGCCGTCAATCGCTATTACGCGCGCAGATGTTCCGTATAATCGTTTTGGCAATATTACTTTAATTGCTGGTTCTGACTTTATTAACCCGAAAAAGAAAGAAAATCCGACCTTTGACACAGATGTATATTCGCCAAGATATCCGCAAGTTTATGACTACAAGTTGGAAAAAGGTGCGGAAAAAGAACTTGTTTCTTTTTTTACACCTTTAGTGAAAAAGTTTAGCGGTGAGGATATTGGCGCGGGGGCGTTGGCAGACCTAAAGAAGGCATTAGCCGGCGGACTTGACGGCGTTCTTTCTAAAAGCGGACTTGATGAAAACGAAACGGCACAAAAAGCATGGTTTGCGACAAAAGGACTGACGGCAAAAGATTTGCCAAGCACAGAGGCACGATATAAATACTGGATAGACAACCATTCAGAATTTAAGGAATGGCTTGCGCCTTTGTATCGTGCCATACCAAAACAAGCGCGCATTTTAACCGGATATACTGCAAGCGGGCGACAGCGTTTCAAAGATTACACGCTGGATAATATCGTTAAAATTATGCGCGGTAAGGCGCGCAATGAAGAAGGCATGTATTACGGAGTTGGCAACATTCGTGCGGCGCATGCAAAAAAATACAAAAACCTAACCGAAGTACAAAATGACCGGAATCGCATTACAAGTCATGAGGACATGGAAACATGGAAAGAAAAACTTAACGAAAAATGGGAATCCTTAACGCAAAAAGCGGGCGGCGCAAAGGCGGAAATCATTGCCGACATTGTTTTGAACAGTCCAAAAAGTAAATGGCAAAATGAACTTGACAAAGAGAATATAACGGGAATAAATGCGAACGCCCTGAGTGACTTTGTAAATGATATTACAAGCGCGCCGGCTGAATATTTTGAAGTGAAAAAGCAAAGAGCGGTTGGACTTGATGAGTTTTACGCGGCTATTGTTCCAAAGGGAACGACAAGAGAAACGCGCAAAATTTTACGTGATGCAGGTTTGCGCGTTGTTACCTATGACGGCAAAAATCGCAATGAGGTATTGCTTAAAACGGCGCAACAGTTACAGAAAAAACATGGTGACGTGTTGTTTCAAAGACAACAAGAACGACACGTTCGCGGTATGACGGCGTTACGTGACGGCCGGCAAATGTTGTTCTTGTTCCGTAAAGACGCTAACTTTTCTACTTTCGTGCATGAATCCGGGCATGTCTTTTTGGAAGATTTACAACAAATGGCAGCGCAAGAAAACGCGCCGGAGTGGCTGAAAAAAGACTGGCAAACGGTCAAGGAATGGACAGGCTGGAAAGACGGGGCGGACAATCGGGCGGCACACGAAAAGTGGGCGCGCGGCTTTGAGGCTTATGTACGTGACGGAAATGCGCCGTCGCGCGACTTAAAGGCCGTTTTTCGGCGTTTTCGCCGTTGGCTTGTGGAAATATATCAAAACTTGCTGGACTTGGGCGAAATCCCGCCGGAATCAATTCGCAATGTCATGGACAGAATGTTGGCAACGCAGGAAGAGATTGACGCCTACACGGCAGAAAAAGCGCTGGACACGATGCAAGACGTGGACACGAAACTGGCGGCGCGTTTGGCGAAACTGAAAGCAAGAGCCGCGGAAAAAGTGGAAAAAGACGTGGAGGCGAAAATTCGCAAAGGCGTCGAAGAAGTGCTTGAAGATGCAATTCAATCGTGGCGCACGGCGCGGACAGAAGAATTACAAAAAGAAGAAATATACAAGCATGAGGCACTGGCAAAACAATTTGGCGAAGATGTCCTGAATAAATACTATGCTGATGCGGCGGCGTTCAAAAAGGCGCTGGAAGATGCGGGCGGGCCGCTGGAAGAACGCCTGAAACGTGAAGAACAGGAACAGAGAAAAGCATTCACCGACGAATTAATGAACCCGGAATCTATTCGCGCGCAAGTGGAAGAATACATGACGGGCGAATTAGGACAAGCGGACCTACTGGAGGCAGAAACGAGATACATTGCCCGTGAACGCAATAAACTTGCGGGCGAATACATGAAACAATTGCGCAAGTTGAACGACAATCCGCAACGGGGAAATCCAAAACGAAGACTGCACCCCGGCGAATTGCCGGAATCGCCAACACGAGAGGAACTGTTGGCAAAGCCTGATGTGCAGGTGGTAGATGTCGCGTTGCCTGAAAATTCTCCGTTAGTTCCGAGCGCGGAATTGCTGGCAGCTCAACAGGCGAGAGATGAAGCCTATGCGGCCGGCAAGCGCGGCAAAGCTTTGCCGGACAATCCATACTGGAAAGAGTATCGGGCGCAGGCAAAAGCGTGGCTGAAAGAGCATGTGCCGGAGCATGTCGCTCACCCGGAGTTGGGCCTGATTCAAATTCCGCGAAAAGGAATTGATCATGCGACGGCCTCAGCGAGAAGCGCGGAAGCATTAGCCGTATTGGGGAACTTGGAACAAATACTGGCGAATGGTGTACTAACGCAATACCAAACTGATAGACACGGTGACGGACGCGTGCATGGTGTGTGGATTATGCATACCCCAGTGTACTATCAAGGGCAAACGTTGGTAGTGAGAAGTGTCTTGAAAAAGCGGTCGGACGGGGCGTTCTATTATGACTCGCAGGCAACAAAAATAGAAGCTACTATCGGGCTTAAACCAGCCGGGGAGTATAACTCCAGCGTCACTGATACCTCGATAGTAGCTTCTTCTGCTATTAGTGTAGAAGAAATGCTGAAACATGTCAAGTCCGAAGATCAACCTTTGGCTGACGGATATTTGACGGAGGCGGAACGGCTTGCCGAGGTGCTTTCCTATTTGCGGTCTGAATTAAAAGGACACGAGGGCGCGCGCGAATCGGTCGTTGACGCGCAAAAACAACTGTCCAAAATTCGCCAAAACGAACGCGCGGCGGAGCGTGAACTGGAGCGCGAACAAGCGCTGGTCAAACAGTTAAAAGAAAGTCACGCGGAAGATGCGGAAGAACACGCGCAAAAACTTGCGGAAATGCGGCAGAAGTTGACCGACATACGCAAGGAAAACGCGGCGAAGGTGCAAGCAATCAAGAAAACGGCGCGGGAAGAAATCAACACGCGTCTGCAAGGTTTGCGGGACGTTCGCGACAGTACGCAGGGGCGTTTACGCCTGATTGAAGAACAAGCGGCGCAAACGTTACGACAAGCGCCTATCGGTGAATCGTTGACGTGGAAAACGTATCAACGGAAAATCGCCTATTACGGCACATTATCATCGAAAGCGCTGGTGCGCGGTGATTATGCACAAGCGGCGGAAATGAAAGAGCGGCAATTGTATCATGCGTATCTTGCCAAACACGCGGTGATGCAGGAACAACAGGTGGATAAAGATATTCGCCGGTTGCGTGAAAATCTTAAACGAATGACGCGTTCGCAGCAGCCGATCCGCCTTGACACGCAAGCGCGTTATTTTGTGCATCATCTAATGTATCAATTAGGACTGACGGGAACAGACGCGCAAGCGCCGATTGACGGTTTCGAGATGTCCTCAATTGAAGAATTATTGAACCCTGATGTCGCGTTTGGTATGGGCGGAGATCCGGTTATTTCTCCGGCTTTACGGGCAATGTTTGAAGCGGACGGACGAAACGAAAAGACATGGCGGCAGATGCCCTTTGAAACGTGGGAACAGACGGTTCAAGTGTTGCAAGCGGTATACACGGCAGGGCGGCGCATGCATGACGGCTTGGCTATTGTCCGCAAAAACGGCGAACATGTAAGCATCGCCGACGCGGCGAATGAATTGGCCCTTAAACTTAAAAAGCGGTATGGGGAAGATAACAGAGATTTGCGACAGATCCGTAACGACATGACGCGCGCGGACCGTATGGGTCAATTAGCCGGCGAATTAGTAACGCAGCTTATTAAGCCGGAAATTATCATGAACCGGTTAGACGGTCGGGCGGCAGGGGTAAAGATTGATGATGATTCATTTCATCGCTTTATCTATGATCCGATCGCGCGCGCGGCGACACGTAAGCGCGAAATGACGGCGGATGCGAAACGAAACCTGAGCCGGATATTCGAGCGGCGCTATTCACGCAACGAGATGCGCGCAATGCGCCAAGAACGAAAATACCAAGTCGGTAACCGAAAGGCGTACACAAAAGAAGAGATATTGACGGCGGCGCTGAATTGGGGCGCGGCGGAAAACAGAAAGCGCGTACTGCATACGTTTGGCGTTGATGAGCAGACAATGGACGCCGCGTTTGGCGAAATACTGACGGCAAAAGATTGGGACACTGTTGAAAAGATTTGGCAATTTATTGACGGCTATTATGAGGAACGTAGCCGCGTTTTGGAACGGGAAACGGGCGTGCCGTTGGGCAAGGTGGAGGCCGTGCCGTTTACCATTAACGGCCGCAAGTTTGACGGCGGTTACTATCCGATTGTGTACGATCCTCAATTGTCGCAAAAGGCGTCGGACATGGACGTGGCGAATGAGTTAGCAAAACAGATGTCAAGTAATGCGGTATTTGGCGCCGGTTTAGGTGCGACGAAAAAGCGGCAAGCGGTGGTGAATCGTGAATTGTTGTTGTCGCTTGACGTATTGCCGCGCGCGGTAAATGAGGCTATTCTGCATATTTCTATGCGGGAAGCCGTGCTGGACGTGGCGCATCTGCTGGACCATGCGGCGTTGGCTGAACCATTGCAGAAAGTCATAGGGCAGTCGCAGTATCGAATGTTGCGTGAATGGGTGCGCGACACGTGGCGGGAAGAATTGGTGCGCGAATCGAGCGCCGAACAGTTTGCCAATTTATTGCGTCGTAACTCTACCTTTGCCGTCATGGCGTACCGAACGTCGACGGCACTTTTGAACGTTTGTAACATTGCTATGGTTTCTCATTCTTTGGGCAAAATTCGCACGTTGCAAGCGTTGCTGACGTTCTACTTACACCCGCAAAGAATTACGCGAAAGGTTAAAGAGAAATCAAGCTTTATCGCGGAACGTGAAGAAAACCTTGACCGTGATTTGGCGCGGGACATGAAAGTATCCGGCAAAGAATTATCCTATGTGGGAACGGACGGCGTGACGGCAAAAGCGGCGGAGGGCGTTTATTCTGCAAAAGAGGCGGTTGACCGGTTTGGATACTACCTAATCACAAAAACGGACTTAATGTTTTCACTTCCGACGTGGCAAGCCGTATATGAAGATACGGTGCGAGCGGAAATGGAACGCGGCGAATTGACGGCGGAACAGATTGACGCGGAGGCAATCGCAAAAGCAGATGAGGCGGTGCGGCGTATTTGGGGTAGCGGCGAAATTCAGGACCAATCAAAAGTCCAAAAGGGCCGCATTATGAAATTCTTTACTCCGTTTTATACGTTTTTCTCCGTGGTCTTAAATGCGCATATCGAGGCCGGATACGCGTTAAAAGACAACGGCAATCCGGTGCCGCTTATGTCTACCGTGTTGTATTGGCTATTCTTACAGGCGTTGTTGGAAACGGCTTTACGCGGTGCTATTGACGCGGCGACGGGGCGCGGTCCCGATGACGACGATGACTGGGTCGAGTACTTTGGCAAAGAGTATTTGAAAAACTTTGTCGGCACGGCGGCGGGCGGTATTCCGGGCGTGAATATTGCGGCGACGCTTACCATGAATACCATGTTGGGCGAATATTACCAAGGGCGCGGCAGTCAAGTGGTCGCTTTGCGCGTTATGGACGAATTGCAAGATTTGGCGTATGCCGTAGGGTCTGACAGGCGGGACTGGATCGACATGGGGCGGTCGGCGTCGCGCGTCGGAAACAGACTTGTCGGTTTTTCCGACACGTTGACCGACGGTTTCTGGACGCTGTTGCGCGTGACGTGTACGGAATCCGACGCGACGTGGGACGAAGCGGTGGCGGATATTATTTTTGACAGAAAGGCAGGGAAAGCCAAATGATCCAAGAAACAAAAACGAGCGTGGTATACGTGGGGGACGGCCGACAAAGGTCGTTCCCTTTTCCGTATCGGTATTACGACGCAAAAGACGTAGTCGGCTATGTGGAAAACAAGGGCAAGTGGGAACGAATTACGGGCAATTATGAATATCACGACGGCGAAAAAACATACGAATATCCGACGACTGGCGCGCCGTTAGCTAAGGGCGTAAAGTTAAAACTTGCGCGGGAAACGAAACAATCGCAAGAATACGACTTCGCCGAAGATCACGTTGAAAAGGCGCTGGACAAAATTACGATGATCTTGCAAGAAATAAACCGGGACGGTCTTGTACAAGTCGGCGTCGGTGACTTTGACGGTGTTATACCGGCGGGGCGGCCGTTCGCGTTCTTGCAATATAACGCAGATGCAAGCGGCTTTGATGTTGTAGATTTGCCCGACTTTGCCGGCGAGAAAAAGGTTCTGTTGGCTATTCGTGCCGGCGCAGAATCAGCGGCGAACAGAGCGGAGGCGGCCGCCAAACGAGCTGACGAACAAGTAACGGCGGGGGCGGAAGTCTTAAATAATTCACTTGCCACAATTGCCGGCGCGGTATCGGGCGGCGTCGCGCGTATTGGAACGCAGACGCGGCAAGCATTGAACGACGTAAACACAGCGGCGCAAGCGGCAGAAGATAAAACAAAAAACGCAGTACAAGCAACGCAAGACGCGGCCGCACAAGCGCAAAAAGAAATTGCGGCAGCACAGGCGGCCGCCGAAAGCGCGAAAAAAGAAATTGCCGACATACAGACCGACGTTCAAAACAACATAGCGCAAAAGCAAAACGAATTTAACACGCGGGCAAATGAAATTCTGGACAAGGTCGGCGGACTTGAGGAAACTGTAAAACGCGGCGAAGATGCGGTTGTGTCGTTGCAGAAATATGACGGACTGGAAGCCGCGGTTAAACAAGCGAAAGCGGCCTATGATCAGTCTGTTTCTAGGCTTGAACGGTCAATGTCCGACGCTGTTAGCCGGACCGAAGAACTTACGCAAATAGAAACGGCAACAAAAGCCGACGCGCAAGCCGCAGAGAAAGCGCGCACAGAAGCGCAAACGGCGGCAAGCACGGCAAGTAATGCGGCAACAAAGGCGGGGCAATCGGAAACGGCCGCAAAAAGCGCACAGACGGCCGCAGAAAGCGCGCGCACGGAAGCGCAGACGGCACAGACGGCCGCACAAGAAGCGCACAAGAATGCGGAAACGGCGGCACAAACGGCAAGCGGCGCCGCCGCAAGTGCGGGGCAATCGGCAGGAGCGGCAAGCGCATCGGCAACACAAGCGAAACAATCCGAAAGCGCAGCCGCCACAAGTGCGACAGAAGCAAAAAACGCGGCAAAGCAAGCAGAGCAGATCGCGGGCGGTGACTTTCTAACGGCGGCAAAAGCGGAAACAATGTTTGCCGATAAAAGCGGTACGGCGACGGCGTTAAAAAGCAAGGCGAACGCGACCAACGTTTATACAAAAACGCAGGCAAACGAGAAATTTTTACAAAAGACGGACAAAATCGACGCGTATACCAAAACAGAGGCCGCCGAAATGTTTGCTACAAAAGAAGAAGTAAAGACAAAAGCGAAGGCGACAGATGTTTATACCAAGACACAGGCAGACGAAAGATATTTACAAAAGACGGACAAGATTGATGCTTACACGAAAGCGGAAACGGACACCACGTTCGCCACAAAAAAAGAGGTAGGAACGAAAGCGAACGCGGTCGACGTTTATACGAAAGCGGACGCCGATACGACGTTTCAGCCTAAAGGCGACTATCTGATTAAGGGCGACGCCTATATGAAAGCGGAAAGCGACGCAAAATATCAGTTAAAAGGCACGTATGCGAGCGTTGAATACGTTGACGGTCGTGTGGCTAATATTGTCAATAGCGCGCCGGAAACGCTGGACACGTTGCAAGAGTTGGCGGAAGCGTTGGGGAATGATCCGAACTTTGCCACTACCGTCGCAAAAGAAATCGGAACAAAAGCGGACAAGGCAACAACAGAAAACGCATTGAAAGGCAAGGCAAATGCGGCGGACGTTTACACCAAAACGGAAAGCAATGAACGGTATCAGTTAAAAGGCGGCGCAAGTGTAGAGACCCTTTATCAATGGTTAAAAGAGCGCAATTACAACATGGATAATTTCCGAGGCTTGGAAAGCATTTTCCCGGTTGTTCAACTTTCGCCAATTAAGGTTGACGTCATAGAAGAAGATGCAACTGAAATGACGGGTACTGCATCGCCTAATGTAAAAATTATCTTCAAAGGGAAAACGGCAATATCCGATAGTAATGGGCTGTGGCGATTGCCCGCTGTTCCTGACTCAAACGCAACGGAAGTTACTATTCAATGGGTGGATTACGCCGGACGGACGCACACAGAAAAAATACCTGTTATCTTCAAAAAATACTGTATCCCGAAAGGCATTCAAATCGTCACACAATCAATTGCGGAGAAATATGAATTGAATAAGCCGCAAAACCTTGAGTTCCCCGCAAGTGTGACGCAAATTGAAGAAAGGGCACTTTATAATTACGCTCAAATAACCGGGGCGGCCGCTCCGAATTGCGAATATGTCGGCACTAAAGCGTTTTGCGGTTGTAGTCAATTAAAAAGCGTATCATTACCCGCTTGTATAACATTAGCGAATGACGCGTTTTTCCAATGCTCAAACCTTACGGAAATATCACTTCCCGAGTGTACGAAGATCGCAAGCTGGGCGTTTCATGGCTGCATTCGACTTGTTGCAGTCTCTATTCCTAAATGTGCTGACATGGATAACTTCGTATTTGATGAGTGCAAATCCTTGCGAACGGTTATTCTGTCCGAAAATTGGGTGCCGAATGGAGGTGTTAAAATACCTACAACGGCAACCGTGTACAATGCGAATAGAACTAAAAAAGTCAACTGGGATACCATGTCATGGGTCAATGTATATTAGCATCTTTTGAGGTGCTTTTTTAATGGGGCGAATTCTATGGTTAAAGAGATGAACGAAATAATTCAAGGCGTATCGGGAGCGATGATGAAGCTCGCCGACGCGTGGTGGGTGAAGTCCTTTTTTTCCGCCTTAGGTGGCGGCGCTATTTGGTTGATCCACTTAAAACACGTTCAAGTACTGGGCGTGTTTATTTTATTAGTGTTAATCGATCTAACTACCAAATGGAGCGCGATTACTTATCAAATGCTCATCGAAAAAGGGGCGAAGCCGGAGAATATATCCGGCTTTGATAAGTGGATAGCTATTCCGGTCGCATTCGCCGAGGGGCGCGTGTCATCGCGATTTTGTCGTAACGGCTTTTTTTATAAGCTATTGACCTATACCATTGCCACGGCGGCTGGGTTCTGTTGGGACTTCATGACGGGCGCGGGGTTCGCCGTCAATCTCGTCTGGATGTATTTAGGCGCATCGGAATTTTTATCCATTCTGGAAAACATGCGTGACGGCGGAAACGTCGTTATGGGGCGTTTTTTGGATCTCGTGAAAGACAAAGTCGAAAAGAAAATTAAGATGTGAAAGGAGAGAATGAACGATGAAGGTATTTATTAATCCGGGTCACGCTCCGAATGGCGTGCCGGATCCGGGGGCGGTCAATCCGGTAACGGGGGATCGTGAATGTGATTATGCTTTAACCTGCGGCGAGCAGTTGAGGGACTATCTCATTGCCGCCGGTTGCAAAGCCGCAATGCTCCAGTCGGACAGTTTAAGCGAAATATGCGAAACGTCCAACGCGTGGGAAGCCGATGTTTTTGTGTCCATTCACTGTAACTCGTTCAACACGATGGCGAGAGGAACAGAAACGCTTTATAAGTCGGAAGCGGGGAAGGCATTAGCGGAATGTATCCAATCTCAGATTATTAATTCGATTGATACTCTTGACCGAGGAATCAAGCAAAGAGACCGCCTTTGGGTGCTGAATGGAACCAATGCGCCAGCCGTTTTAGTCGAATTGGCGTTCATTGACAACGCAAATGACCTTGAATTGCTGAAAACGCAGTTAAATGCCTTTTCTGCGGCGATTGCACGCGGCGTGACTGATTATGCCAGACTGTGAATAAAAGTCGATAAAACGCGCTGATTTTCGTGACGTTTTTAAGCGAATGGGCAATAAAAGTACGATGTAGGAAAAATCATGTATTTTTTCATAGGTGGCGAGGGTCGCTAGGAAAAAATAACGGTTTTTTCATGGGTGGTGACGGCAGTTGTTTCCAAAATGGAAATATCTGCTTTTTGATTTAGGGCATCGTTTTTTCAAACGCGGAACGTTTTCCAAAATGGAAACAGTTGAAAGCGAAATATGCAGATGTTAAAATGCGAGCAGGCGAAAGCGACAAATCTACGCGAGGAGTCGCAAAGACCTTGCTTATCTACGCGAGCGGCAAGGTCTTTTTTGTGCGTAATGTGCTACAATGTAATTGAATAGCGGTAAACCTACGGGAGAGCCGCGGGGACTTGCCTACGATGAGTACGCAAGTCCTTTTAATTTGGAAATGTTGAACTTCGTAAAAATCGGTGTTTTCACGAAGCTAAAATATTGAACTTCGTAAAAAGCAGCATTTTCACGAAGTTAGAACAATAAAGGTGGTGATGCTGGGTAAAATAGTCCCATGGCGGAATTGACTTGATGACGAGCAAAATGTATACTGATTTTGGTAAGAGGAGGTGAGCCCATGTTGAAGGCAATGGACGTTGCAAACTATTTTATTGATGTTGGCGTTTTGCTTGGTCAAGATGATATGACCAATATGCGCGTAAATAAACTGTTATATTTTGCGCAAGGGCGTCATCTTGCCAAGACCGGAAAGCCTTTATTTGATGAGGATATTGAGGCTTGGAAATATGGGCCGGTAGTAAAAAACGTTTACCAAACATTAAAAGATAACAAAGATAAAAACATTAGCGTTCCATATGGCGAATATTCGATAGAGATATTTACGCCCGAACAGCGTCAAATTTTACTGGAGGTAGTGTCTAAATATAATAGACTTGTTACCAGTTATCTTGTCGCTTTAAGTCATGCGGCGGGGAGTCCGTGGGATTTAGCTTTTTCTTCTGGAAATGACAACACGATCCAAAAAGAAGATTTGAAAAAGTATTTTACCGATTGTATGGACACTGACAGTGACAACGAATGCCCGCCTTCGGACGTTAGCGAAACATATTTTGACGAGGACGGCTATACGGTGTTTCCAAAGGAATGGGACGATGGCGATTGGTGA